ATCATTTGCAAAAGCATACATGCACATTGAAGAAGGAAAATCTTATAAGTTTGATTTTGGAAAGACAAAAGACGGAACAGTAACATTGGAGGATGTACATGTCAGTTAGTATAGAAGAAGCATTAGCACAACTTGATCCTAAGTTAAGGAAGAGATTGGGTAGCGGTGTAGGAGTTAACTATGAATATCAACCTACCCCTAGTTTTGGTTTAAACCGTGCACTGGGAGGAGGGCTTCCTTACGGTAGACAAGTACTCATATGGGGCTCAAAGTCGTCTGCAAAGTCTTCTATGTGCCTTCAGATGATTGCTTTAGCACAAGCAGAGGGTAAACTCTGTGCATGGATTGATTCAGAAATGTCATACTCAGAAGATTGGGCTAGAACTCTTGGGGTAGATCCAGAAAAATTAATCTACTCACAAGCAAGAACTATTAGTGATATGGTAGATGTTGGCGTTGGACTAATGAACGCTGGTGTCGACCTTATCGTGGTAGACTCTATTACATCAATGCTTCCAGCAATCTATTTTGAAAAAGATACTGATGAGATGAAGGCTTTGGAAAATACTAAACAGATTGGAGCAGAATCACGTGACTTTAGTAACGCATGGAAAATGCTTAATTATGCTAACAACAAGGTTAAGCCTACTCTTCTTGTTCTTATTTCCCAGTCTCGTAATAATATTAATGCTATGTATACTAGCCAGCAGCCTTCTGGTGGTCAGGCTACTAAGTTTTATTCTTCTTGCATTATTAAGTTATTTAGTTCCGAGTCCGACAATCAAGCGATTAAAGGAAAGATTAAAGTAGGAGATAAACTAATTGAAGAAAAAGTTGGCAGAACTATTAAGTGGGAACTCCAATTCTCTAAAACCTCTCCAGGGTTCCAATCTGGTGAGTATGATTTTTACTTTAGAGGTGACGATATTGGTCTTGATACCATTGGTGATTTGGTTACTACAGCAGAACTAAATGGTATTGTGGAACGAACTGGCGCTTGGTATATCTTACCTGACGGAGGAAAAGTTCAGGGTAAAGAAGCATTTATTAATCGTGTAAGAGAGGATCTTGATTTGCAAGAATCAATCAAGGCTAAACTAAGTGCCTAGTTATACTGTCTATCACGGAAAGTTTTTGTGTCACGAATGTAAAGCAGAAGTTACATCCTTAAGGCTTTATGCAGAAACAAAAGAAATGACATGGATGTGTAAAGATAAACACCTAAGCAAGGTTAATCTTGGAAGAAGAAAGAAGAAGGATTTTGACGGAGAAGAGTGAGTCTAAGAGGATAGGTGCTAAGCAGCACAAAAACTCTGGTCGTAATACCCAAAAGGGTGATGCTTCCTGGAAAAATTTTGTTGTAGATTTTAAAGAAGTAGGAAAGTCATTCACATTAAATAAAGAGGTTTGGGCGAAAGCCACAACTGATGCTATGAAGAATGGTAAAGACCCTGCCATAGTTGTCGTGATGGGCGAGGGTAACTCTAAAGTCAGGCTTGCTATAATTGAAATGAGTATCTTAGAAGATCTAGTGGAGGAATAATGGAGCAACAAGTAACAACAATAGATATGGTTAATGGTCTTGCAGAGATTGCAGACTATATGCAGGATGAAGAACTTACAGTTGCACTCACTATGATTGCTAAACTAATTATTAAGCCAGATATTCCAATCAATGTGGCTCACGTAGAGATTGTAAGGCTTCAGGCAATTGCTGCAAAGATGGCATTTAAAGCCACATGGATGGCAAATGTAGACAAATCAGATCGTGGAAAGAAGAATATTTACTACACGGCAGCAGAGTCGTTAAACAATTTAGTATCTGCGCTAAAGTATATTACTCGCTAATATGCTATACTTATACTAATAGAAACGAGTAAAATATGACAAAAAGTTTATTGCAACAAATTATGGTTAAGCAAGAAAAGGCACCAACACATCCAATAGATGTGGCTGGTTTGACTGAAAAAATTCAGTCTGGATATATTGTTAATCGCATTGATAAGCAGACTCAGAAGAAAACTTTTGCGCCTTCTACTATTGCCTATGGACACGGAGAGTGCCCAAGATATTGGTATTTAGCATTTGATGGACAAATGTTTGAGGACGACGCAACTCCATACAGCGCAGCAAATATGACTGCAGGAACCAAGTCTCACGAAAGAATTCAGGAAGCAATGGGTAACGTACCAGATGGTTTCCTTGTAGATTCAGAGTTTAAGATTACTCACTCTGATCCACCGATCTTTGGTTATGGAGATGTTATTGTTAATTGGCAGGGAGAAGAACTCCTTGGTGAAATTAAAACAATGATGAATGAAGGATTTGAATATCGCAAAGCACATAATAAACCAAAGACTGGTCACTTGGTCCAGTTACTTATCTATATGAAAATTCTTAAGAAGCCTAAAGCAGTTCTTATTTACGAGAACAAAAACAACCATGAACTGCTTATTCTTCCAGTAGAAGTAAATGATTATTATCGTCGGTGGGTAGACCAGACGTTTGAATGGATGAGATCAGTTCGTAAGGCATGGGTCGACAGAACCCTTCCTGAAAAGAACTATCGCTCAAATTCAAAAATTTGCAAATCATGTCCAGTTAAAAAGGCATGTGCAGAGGCTGGTAAGGGAGACTTTAAACTAAAGTCCATGGAGCCGATAGATGAAACATTGTCAATGGTGTGATAAAAAGTTTGAAACAGATATAGTTTATCAAATATACTGTTCACCAGAATGTAGAGAACTGTCGACAAAAGAAAAAATTGCTGCAAGGTATATAATTTCTAGAAGACAAAAAAGAAAAGGCAAGGAAAGAAATTGCAAATCTTGTAAAAAGGCTTTATCAATATACAATGATGAAAGTCTTTGTGCAAAGTGTAATGTAAATCCATCCGATGTAGCAAAAGCGCTTAAAGCAATTAAGGATAATTTAAAATGAAACTAGCAGAGGCAATAGGGACAAAAATCCCAAATACTATTTGTGCTATTGATGCAAGCACTAATAGTCTTGCCTTTGCTATTTTTGATACCCAACAAAAAACTTTGGGAGTGGTAGGAAAAATTACATTTAAAGGAAAAGATACTTACGAAAAGGTTATGGATGCAGGGCAAAAGGTTAAACTTTTTCTTGACTATTATGGTGGCTTTGAGGCAATAGTGATTGAGCACACAGTATTTATGAATAGTCCTAAAACTGCTGCTGACCTTGCATTAGTTCAGGGTGCAATCCTTGGATCAGCAGGACAGACAGGAACCAAGGTAATAGGTAAAGTAGCCCCAATAACTTGGCAAAACTTTATTGGAAACAAAAAGATATCTAAAGATGAGAAACTATTTATTAAGTCACAAAATCCAGGGAAGTCAGAGTCATGGCTTAAAACACATGAAAGAGAACTAAGGAAACAAAGAACAATTAAGTTTATCAATATGCAATATGATAGAAATATAGATGATAATGATATTGCAGATGCCTGTGGAATTGGTCATTGGGCAATGAAAAATTGGAATAAGGCAGTAGGAGGAACTGAATAATGCCAGAGTTAAATGCAAACATCCCACCGATAGAATGCTACGTACGTGGAAACTTTTTAAGAGATCAGGAAGATAGTCACGATCAGTATTTCCCATGCGTTATATTTGGAGTTTCAAGTGTTAAAGGAAGAAGTCCACTGTTTCATTTCTTAATGGAAGATGGCGGTCTATGGTGGAGAATGCCAATCAATGCTTTTTGTACTAAGCCAGGAGTCCCTGAAGAGCCTATCTATAACCTTGTCCTATGGAATTCATTTTCTTCACATGTGGCTGTAACTAAGTTTCAAAACTTAGTCAACATGAGAATGTCTTATCTTAACAGAGAAAAAGAAAATGTTCCTGGAAAGTATTTATTTACTCTTGACTGGCATAACCCAGATTCAAATATTTTAGACGATGGATATTCTGAAAATCCAGGCCAGCACAAATGTGGGCATGTAATTCAAAGAGATGACGGAAACTTTGCTATTCAACCTAACAATCGAGTTAAACTATATGAGCCATCATTTGTAACAAAACAAAGCCTATTACTTCACAGGCTTGTCAATACAAATAAATGGGATGTTGAAAGTTATGACAAGTGGGTCTTAGAGGATTCAAATGCCTATAACTATGACATTTTTGAGAAAGGAGTTGACAATTAATACCGTGGGTGCTAAACTATATACAAGTGAGGTTTTTATGCGTAAGCGCTATCTTGTAGATAAAAAGTCTCCAGAAGAGATTGCTAAGGAATGTGGATGTACAGTAGAGACTGTTTATGTTTACCTTGCTAAATTTGGATTAAGGAAATCACGGCGATGAAAAAAGTAAAATATTTACTATTTGTTTTATCATTAATAACAGCAGTAGGTTTTGCATATGCAACTGCTATACTTAAGGTGATACCTGATTCATTTGACTGGGAGGAAGACGATGAGTGAAAATTTAAACATAACAGTTGACCAAGTTAATCATCCAACACACTACACAACAGACCCATCTGGAGTAGAATGCATTCAAATTACTCGTCACCGTAACTTCAATATCGGTAATGCTTTTAAGTATTTATGGAGAGCAGGAATCAAAGATGAGTCAAAAACAATTCAAGATCTTGAGAAGGCAATCTTCTACATAAAAGATGAAATTAATAGATTAGAGGGTAAGTATGTCAACTGAAGATGATTTAGTTAAGCACCTGGACCAAGTTAATCAGGTAGTAGAAGAATACCTTAAGGGTAATGATCCTACGGTAATTTCAAAACAACTTGCAATACCAAGACAAAGAGTTGTAACTCTTATCAATGAGTGGAAAGTTATGGCATCTGCTAACGATGCTATTCGTGCTCGTGCCAAAGAAGCGCTTGCAGCAGCAGATACGCACTATAGCAAACTTGTATCTCGTACATATGAAGTTATTGATGAAGCATCTATGACTAATAACCTTAGTGCTAAGACTGCTGGAATTAAACTTGTTATGGATATTGAGTCTAAAAGAATTGATATGCTACAAAAGGCTGGACTACTTGAAAATAAAGAGTTAGCAGAAGAGATGATGGAAATTGAAAAAAGACAAGAGATCCTTGTTTCAATATTAAAAGACATTGCTTCTGAGCATCCAGAGATTCGTGACCAAATCATGCGTAGGTTATCTTCATTTGCAAAAGACAATGAGGTGATTACAGTTGTCCACGATGTTCAATGAATTTCTTGAAGCACTACAGGATGATCATTTTCAAGAGATCCCTGTGGATGCAAAAACATTTGTTGAAGGAGAAGCCTATCTTGGACAGCCCCCGCTTTCAGATATTCAGTATGATATTGTTGAGGCGATGAGTCAAATCTATCGCAAAGAAGATGTAATTAGTATGCTTGGTGAAGAAAAAGGTACTCAGTATTATAATAAATACACTAAAAATGAAATTATCCTGCAACTTGGCAAGGGATCTGGAAAAGACTTTGTATCAACAGTAGCCTGTGCATATATTGTATACAAACTACTATGTTTAAAAGACCCAGCAAAATATTTTGGTAAGCCATCTGGAGATGCTATTGATCTTATTAACGTTGCTATTAACGCACAACAAGCAAAGAATGTTTTTTTTAAAGGATTTAAATCTAAAATTGAAAGATCTCCATGGTTTATAGGAAAGTATTATGCAAAGGCTGACTCTGTTGAGTTTGATAAATCAATTACTGTTTACTCTGGACACTCAGAGCGTGAGTCACATGAGGGTTTGAACTTGTTGCTTGCAGTTCTTGATGAGATTTCTGGTTTTGCTTCTGAAGTTAACACTGGAAACGAACAGGGTAAGACTGCTGACAATATCTATAAGGCTTTTCGTGGATCAGTAGACTCCCGTTTCCCTGACTTAGGTAAGGTTGTTTTACTTTCATTCCCAAGATACCCAGGGGATTTTATTTCAGAAAAGTATGATGATGTTATTGCTGAAAAAGAAGTAATAGAAAGAACACATAAATTTACAATTAACCCACTACTTCCAGAAGATAACCCAGACAACTCGTTTGAAATTTCCTGGGATGAAGATCAGATCATTTCATATAAATATCCAGGAGTATTCGCACTAAAAAGACCAACATGGGAAGTAAACCCTACTCGTAAGATAGATGACTTTATGATTGCATTTATGACAGACCTTGGGGATGCAATGATGCGCTTTGCCTGTGTTCCAACCTTTGCCTCTGATGCATTTTTTAAGCAGGCAGAGAAGGTAAGATCGTGTATGACATTAAGAAACCCAGTAGATACATTCAAAAGGTTTGACGAATCATTTAAGCCAGATCCAGATAAGGTTTATTATGTTCATGCTGACCTTGCACAAAAGCACGATAAGTGTGCGGTAGCAATTGCTCACGTAGATAAATGGGTAAATATTCAGGTAATTAATAACTACGAACAAGTAGCACCAATTGTAGTAGTAGATGCAGTAGCATGGTGGGAACCAAAGGTAGAGGGCCCAGTAAACCTTTCAGAAGTAAAGCAATGGATTCAAAACCTTAGAAGACTTGGCTTTAATATTGGAATGGTTTCATTTGACCGTTGGCAATCCTTTGATATTCAAAATGAATTAAAGCAGGTAGGAATGAGAACTGATACCGTTTCTGTTGCCAAGAAACATTATGAAGATATGGCAATGCTTGTATATGAGGAAAGACTTGCTATGCCATCTATAGAACTTTTGTTTGATGAACTAACACAGTTAAAGATTATGAAAAATAATAGAGTTGACCACCCACGCAAAAAGTCTAAGGACTTAGCAGATGCAGTGTGTGGGGCAATATTTGGGGCTATATCCCATACCCCAAAAGACCAAAACCAAGTGGTTGAAGTCCACACTATTAGTGATCGACCTAAGCAGGTTGACACCAATAACAACAATGTGATACAATATAAACCTATGCCAAATGATGTAAAAGACTATTTGGATAGATTCAATCTATTATAAATAAGGAGCAAAATGAATTCATTTAAAAAAATCGCCCTAGGCATCGCTGCAGCAATGTCTTTTGGCGTACTAACAGCACTTCCGACAAGTGCTGCTGTTAATGCACCAACTCTAACAATTGACTCAGCAACAGATGTTGTGGTCGCTGGAGATACCGCAACAGCAGTAGTAACATTGTCATTTATTTCAGAAACATCAGCAGACACTGCAACAGTGATCTCTGCTATGTTTTCACAACCAGCGGGATCAGCAAAGTCTGCAACCCTATCACTTCTAGAAACATCAACAGCCTCAGTAGTAATTGCAGGCAGTAATGTTTTAGCAAATATTAATTCAACAATTAATACTCCAACATATGTAACAGCAAAGTTTTTGGTAACTTTGAGCACTCCAACAGTAGCAGGAACATATGAGGCTAAGATTTTAACAACTAGCCCAGTCAATGGACCAACAGCATCTTGGACAGTAACAGTGAAGGCAGCGGATATAACTCCATTTCCTTCAAATACAACATCAATCCTAAATGCAGGAGAAGTCACAAGTGCAACAACAGATGCTTCAGTTTATGCAGCAAAGGCAACATCTACAGATGCAGCAGCAGTTATTGTTGTTACTCCTAGGAATGCAGCAGGCGGTCCAGCAACTGAATCAATTCTTGCAACAGTTTCAGGAACAGGTTTGATTGGATATGGCACAAACGCTACAACCATCTCTG